AGTAGATGGCGCGGTTGTCAGCCGCCCACTGATCCAGAAGGCCGTTGAGTAGCTCGAGCGCCAGGTCGCCGTCGGCTGCAGACATCACCTCGCCCGACGCGAGGACGCCTAGCGCCTGTAGCGCCCCACGGCAGATGTCGGCGACAGTGCTGACGGCCACATGAGCCTACGACTGCTTAGCCTTCCGCTTTGTCTTCGGCTGCTCCGGGATCTCGGGCAGATGCTCGAACGCTTCCTCGTCCGCTGCTCGCGCCTCGGCGCGCGCCGTCTCGCTCAGGCGCTTGTCCTCGTACAGCCTGTGCGCGGCGGCCACCGAGAGGCTGTCTTCGTCGCGAGTGGCGCGCTTCAGTGCGTCCTCCACGCTGTCAGACCAGCCTTCGGCGAGTGCCCGACGGTGCTCCTGCTCGCTCGCCACGGTGAAGTAGTTGCGTCGCGAGAACGCTTCGTCCTCAGGGTCGATCACCAGTAGCTTCCCGACCGGAACGCCCTCGGCGTTCAGGTGTCGCGACGCCCGGTACAGCATGCGCGGGTACGGGTGGTTCTTCGGGTCGTACCCGGGGATTCGGTTCCGCGTCTCCCAACCCCGCATCTCCTGAGCGTACGGACTCAGATCCGGATAGCGGAACGACGGGATCTGATCCGGCGCCGGATCGTTGGCTGGGTTGAGGTCGAACACCCTGTCCATGAGTCCTCCCTACGTGGATGCTGTGGGCGCCTGCGTGATCGTCTCGACACCCAGGGCGCCCACCGTGTACGTCGTCTCTTGCTTCGTCCACCTCCGCAGGGTCGTGGATGCCCCGGGCCCCACAGCATCGCCCTGCGCAAACCACACAGCGCCCGTGAGCACGTTGATCCACGGAGACACCAACAGCTCGGTCGGCGGCAGTCCTGCCGGATCGCGCGAGTAGAGCTGGTCCGGCTGCGCGATCCAAGCCGTTGCGCCGTTCGGGTGCAGCTCGGCTCCAGTTCCGTCCTGGCCACGGCGGAGCCGGACAGGGTTCGCCAGTGGGTTGCCGATCACCGCTACCGACTCACGGTCGATGTACAGCCGCGTGCCGTCCGACAGGCCGGCGACGCTGGCGACATAGGCTTCGCCATCCTCCCGCCCGAGCGGGGAAATCAGCGTCGTGCTCGACAGCGTGACGAGGTTGCCCATCTACTTCTCGCCCTCCGCCTTCTCGCCTTCGTATACGACCGTATCACCCGTTGCGGCTTTGACCAGCCGCAGTTTCGCATGCCGGCCGATGATGGCCGCCTCTTGCTTGGCGTTCAACACGACGACCGTTCCGAGCCGAGTGTCCAACACCTTGGGATACTCGACGTCGGACGCCTGAGCCTTGCCCATCAGTTACCGCCGGGCATAGCAGAGTGTGTACTCGTACGAATCCGCTCCGGACTGCGACGTCGCCCACTTCACCAGCTTGAAGTTCCCGCCTGGCGGGACAACGACAGGAGGAAAGTGGACGTTCAGCCCGACGACAGCGGTACCCGCCATCGTGACCCCGCCCGTGGGTGGACCGTACCCGGTGTTGCCGAAGCCGAAGAAGTACTGGTCCTCGACCACAGACACCGTGGACCGCAGACGCTGATGATCGAGCCTCTTCTCGGTCGCTGCGGCGGTTGCCACAACCGCACCGAAGCTCACGATGGAGTCGCCGTCAGCCGCGCCACCGACAAGCGTATTGACGACGGTTGCCACGGTCCCACCCGACGTCTTGACGGTAGACCCGTTGTTGTCAGCCCACAAGGTGAAGTCGGTTGTGCTTGATCCGGCGCCGATCGCCGTCATGCGGATCCGAACGAAGTCGGGATAGAGCCGTTTGGTCGTGCTCGCGTTGAAGACGTGCAGCAGCGGCTTGGTCGAGAGATCCGCTTGCACCGGAGCCGCATGGCCCGCGATCCCCGTCCCGTCCGTCACGTTGTAGGTGCAGTAGTACGATCCCTCGTCGGCGTAGGCGTACATCTTGCCCGCGCCCAGGGGGAGGGTGTAGGCCTCCCCATAGGAGCCGGTACGCGTGGGAGTGGCTGCTGCGGAGCCGTCCGCCGTGAACGTCGGCAGGGTCCGCGCCACAGCCGCGAGAAGGATGCCGCTCGACAGCGCAGCCAGCGTCAGCGCGAAGACGAGCGAGCGCCGGAGTCGGGTGATGAAGTTGCTCATGGCCACCCTCACGCGATGCCCGCGACCAAGTTGGTCACGGTGCCCGTCCATGCGGGCTGTGTGTACGCGAGCCACACGGCGTTGCACGCGATGAAGCGCACAGCCACCGGGCCCCCGCTGTTGAACGTGAGCACGTCGTAGCTCGCGCCCTCGCCCCCGACACCACCGGTGAACGTCACGACGTGCGCCGCCGTGCCGTTGCCCACGATCACCAGCTCGTCACCGTCCATGTCGGTCGTGGGGATCGGGACCGTCAGGTTGATGACGCCCGTCCCGTTCAGGATCACGACATGGTCGGACCCAGCCGGGGTGTGGACCACCGTCGAGTTGTCGGCGGTGATCGACTCGATGATCCGAGGCCGGCCCGCAGTGATGTTGCCGACCGGGACGCCCGTACCGGGCTCGTCCCAATCGTCCGCCTGAGTGCCCACGACGACACCCGCAGTGACCACGTGCGCCGAGGTCAGCGAGCCTTCCCGGCCACGCAGCACCGGGATCGTGGTCGCCGTGCCGTTGTACGACTGCGCCACCTGCAGGAATTCCTGGTCGATGCGGAGCAGACGTCCCGTGGCGAAACCGGTCGCGGAAGCTACGACGATGGACGTGTCATCCACGCCCACCGCACTCGAGAGAGTCGTTCTCGTCAGCGCCATGGCTCCCTCCTACCCTTGCGCGCGAACAGCGAAACGAGCGTCGAGCGTCGCAGCGCCCACGATCGTGTCGATGCGCGTGATGTTCTGGTCGGTGCGGACGTCCCACTGCTCAGCCATACGAAGCGCCACTCCTCGAGCGGGAGAACTGATCCGCTCGACGTTGGCGCCACCGTTCGGCTTGACCAGGTCCGCGGTCACGAACGCGAACGCCGCGGGATGGAATACCATCGACGTCGGAGACACGGTCGCGGCGAACGTTCCGCCCGCAGCCATGTTCCAGTAGGTGAGCACCGCGTTGTTGGCCGGGCTGTTGCTCACGTTCTGGTACGCGCCCGACGTGACGATCGACGGCGTGATGCTGAGAGTGGCATCGCCCGCGGTGTCCGATACGTTCGCGGTGAGCGCGAAGCGCTGTAGCCGTCCGGTGGACTTCTTGCTCAGCGGGTTGACCGAGAACACCCCTCCCAGAGTGAAGGTGTCTCCCTTGACTCCGGAGAAGCTGGACCAGCCATCGGTGATCAGGCTCGAGCCGGTCTGGTTCGCGCCGTTCACCAAGGGCGTACTTGCGCCGGTAGCGGCTCCGCTCGTGAACGTGGCCACGTTCTGGTCTTCGTAAAACGTGAGTCCGAGCCCCTTACCCATGAACCCTTCACGGAAGGCTTCGGACGACTCCTCACGCGGGTTGAACATGGCCGCCACGGTGTCCGCGATCTGGATCGCGGCTTCCGGATCCAGCACCGCATTGCGACCCTGCTTGGTCACGGCGAGGTCCGTCAGCAGGCGCCCAGCCGTGAGGTACGTCAGCCGGGTCGTGGGTGTCGTGCCCAGCGTGCCGACGGCGTTGTACACGTCCTTGTAGACCGTCGAGAACGCCAGCGCGTCGATGACGGACGCCAGGGCGTTGCCCGCGGCCTTCGTCTCCTCCATCGCCGTGTTCAGCTCAGTCGTCTCCTGCCACGTGGACCAACCCATGTCCACGTGCTTCTGGTTGGTCAGGGTGATCGGCACCGATCGGTTCTGGATGTTCTGCACGTCCAGCGCCTGACCGTCCGACACCATGAACAGCGGGGGCAGCCGATAGTTGACGGTGTTGCCAACCTTCGCGCCCTCGACCTTGTACTCGCTCGACGCGATGCGCTTCACGTGCGCGATGAACGTCAGCGAGTTCTCGTACCCCCGCCCGACCTCCTTGAGGTACCAGAGCGGATCCTGAAAGGTGTTCGCCATGTCCCACCACGGGGCCCGTCGTCAGGCCCGGAATCTATGCCGAGCGCCGTCTCCTGCGTTCCAGCGCGTTGTAGTACGAGGCATGTTCCTCATACGAAGACGCGCGGGGATCGGGCTCCGCATCGACTACCGCCGTCGTTCCCGCGACTGGCCGCGCGGGACGCGGTGCTTGACTCGAGAGCTTGGGCGCCGGATTGCCAGCAGTGGCGGCGTCCTCCAACTTGCTCTCGATCTTCCCCATCTCCCTCTCAAACTCACGAGGGCGCAGCGTGGAGAGGCGCTGGATTACGTCCGGATGCGCCGACAGAAAGCGCATCAGCCGAGGCGCATCGGCTGAGCGTAGACACTCGTCTGCAAGTGCATTCGCCGCGTTCGGGGTGCGGCCATCCGCCAACGCGAAGACGGACGGCTCGAGGTCCTGCAACTCGGGCACCAGCTCCTCCAGAAAAGCGGCGCCTCCGGCTTCCGACATCTGCTTGTCGAAGCTTTCGAAATGCTTCTGCATCTCGCTCTGGAAGCTTCGCTGACGATCTCGGACAGAGCGTTCGGCCTCGGCTTTGTCGAGTGCCTTCCGCACCGCCCAATCGGTGTGGTCCTTCAGGAACGTCTGAAAGTCCTTGCCCGCAGCGTCGTACGCTTCGACCGTGGGCTCATCGTCGGCATCGTCCGCCGCCGGCGGCGGCGTGTCCTTGAGCGGCTCTCGAGTGGCAGTCCTCAGTCGCTCGATCTCAGCATCACGCTCGCGGAGCTGGCGCTTGAGCTCGGCTGCCTCGCGCGTGGCTTGCAGCACTCGCTCGCGGGCATCGCGCTTGCGCTTCTCGATCGCGACCGCCTTCTCGTCTTCGGACTCCGGCTTCGCAGTCGCCCCGCCGGGCGCCGCAGCCTTACCTTCAACCGCATCGGCCGCATCCTGGTCCTCACCCTCGTCGGCCTTGACGGGCTTCGTCTTGCGCGCCTCGGCTGCTGCCTTCCCGCCCAACTGACCCAGCTTCGCGGCAGCCGCAGCAGCTTCGTCCTTCGCGGATGGCGCCTCGAGAGCGGTACGCACCTGATCTTCGGTGAGCCGGTTGCTGTCGGCAGTCCAGCCGTCGTGCTCGACAGTCACGTAGCTGGTGTTCCCGGTAGGCGCGTTGCCGACGCCCTCGGTGGAGGTCATCAGCGGAAAGTATCGACCCCCCGCCAGGCGCTTGTCAAGCCCCCAATGGGTGTCACCCGCCTCACCTGCCCAAGAGCAACCACTTCAGCCGCCGTGCGAGCCCAACCCGCTCGAATGCCGCAGCCCACAGCTCCAGCCTCTGTACCCGCTGCCGCCACGCTTGCCCTTCCAGCGCCTGGCACTCGAGCGCCTTGGTCAGGTCCTCGATCGCGCGAGCGTGACCCTCGAGAGCTTCGGTGTGGTCGAGGATAGCCTGACGCTGCTCGCGGTCCGATTCCGCGAACTCCAATACCCGCGCTCTCGATATACCGGTCAAGCCCCTTCGTCACTCTCGCCCGAAACCTGGTTCCGTTCCTGCCACCAAGCAAGGATGACAAACGCCAGCAGCGTCGCCCACAGGCCGTGAACTACGCCGTAGGCGAGCCCGATCGCAACCAGCATCGTTCTCCAGTTCATGCGGTATCTTCCCCCTCTCCGCGCGAGTTGGCGTTTGATTCGGACTGCGTCTGACTCGCCGAGAGTACAGTCTCTACGCGCGCCAGTCCGACCTCATGCCGCCGTTGCCGCTCGCTGTCCGTGAGATCCATCTGCTTCAGCATGAGCGCCGTTTGCGCCTCGAGCCGTTCGAGGATCAGCTTCATGGCGTTGTTCTGCTCGGCGACCGCTTGGCGGCTCGCGTTGTCCATCTCCGCTTTCTTCATCGTCGCCTGTTGCTCTGCCATCTTCGTCTCGATCGCCTGCGTGGCCTTCGCAAGCATGCCCTGGAGCTGACGCAGCTCGGCGTCCTTGGCTTGCAGTTGCGCAGTGAGCTGTTCGGGGCTCGGCGCCTCGCCCGCCTTCGCCGTCAACCCTGGCCGCTGCGTCTCGATCACCTTCAACAGCCGCGCAGCAAGCTCCTGGCTACCGGGCACGTCGAGGAACCGCGCCCAAATGTCCCCGAACACAGTCAGCATCTCGGGTGCCGCCTGGATCATCTGCGCAAGCTGTTCCTGACCCTGTTGCTGGCGGCTCTGGTACGCCTTGCCGATGTTCACCGTCACGCCGTACGCACCCTGCTTCAGGTCGTAGTGCTTCGCCCCTTCCACGCCTTCCCGGGACTCGATTGGCATCCCCGTCGTACGGTCGATCGTGAACGGCTTCCCGAGCATGATCGGGCGCGGGCGTAGCTCAGCGTCGATCACCTGGGCAATCCGTCCCGGCCGGTCGTAGACCACAGGCATCGCATCGAGCAGGATCCGTGCAGCGAGCGGCATGCTGACCAGCTTCATGTTCTGGATGTAGCCGCTGGTGCTCGAGTCCGCCTGATTCTGAAGCAGCTCGATCGCCTTCCCCGACTGACGTCGCGCTTCGAACCGACCCAGCGCAGCGTCGGTGATGTTCGTGGAGGACTGGATGTCGTTGTCCATCTGCTGCGCAAGCTGGAGCGCCATCCCCAGCTTCGACGTGTCCGCCTGGAGTCGCTGTGGCAACGATGGCGCCGGTTGACCATCCAGCAGCGTCGGCCGAACCTCGAGGTAACTCCAGTTGTGCGTGTTGACCGTATCCCACTTGTGCTCGTGCCCAGCGAACTGACCCTCCCAGCCCACCACCGGCGCCTTCGGCTCGAGCGCCGTGATCTCGATCGCGGTCGTTACCGCGTAGTTGTAGCCCCGGCATGCATCCATCGCGGGCCCCACGAGACCCTGACGCCGACGTTCGCCGTCGAACGGCTGTAGCTCCTCGCCGATCGTCGGCACCAGCGGGATGTAGCGCTTCCCGGGCCAGACGTCGGTCTCGAGCACCTCCGCCGCTGTCAGCTTGTGGATCAGGATCTTGGTCGCCTGCATGTCGCGTGAGGGACCGTCAGGCTGCACCAATCGACCGGCCGGAAGCTCGTCGTCGTAGCCAGAAGACCCATCGTCGAGCGTGACGTAGCGGCGCGTCTTGCTCTCCTTGCGGAAGTACTCGGCGACGAGCACGGCCTTGGTGTCTAGGTCTCCCGTCACCCATTCCGGCTCGGCCAGACGCAAGTCCTCGAACACCTGGTCGTCGCCATAATCGGTCTTCGCGTTCGGAAACTGTTCCTTGAAGTCGTCCAGCGGTACCCACGTCAAAACGAACGCGAACCGGCCATCGCTACGATCGGCACGCTGCGCCACGGGATCGAACAGCACCAGGGATTGGTCGAAGATCCGCTCGAAGATGAGCTTCTGGTCCAGCGGATCCTGCGTCTCCTCGTCCCACACGTTCCGGATCCGGAACGCTCCCGACCCGCATTGCAGCGCGCGATCCATCGCCCAGAACAGCACGTTCTCGGCGCCTTCGCCATCCGCTTCGATCGTGCGGATCAGATCCTGGCGGATCTCGGCACCCTCCTTGCTCGAGGTTTCGTTCTTCGGATGGATGTTGATGCCCAGCTGACTCGCGCGGAACTGGTTGCGTACAAGGTTGAGCGGCTGTCGGGTCTTGGGAATGCTCAGCATCGGGCGCTTGGGTTGCGTACCACCTGCACCCTCGCGGGCATCGCGCGCAGCAGCATCCCACTGGTACTCGCCGACCTGGAAGCGCAGAACTTCCTTCTCGCGGTCGCGTTGCTTGGCTTCAGCAGCCATCGCCTGCTTGAAGCGCTTCTTGGCCTCATCGAGGATCGCCTTGTCCGCCACCGACGGGCCCTCGCTCTCTACGCGCCGCGGCTTGGCCACGCTACACCCCCATCCAGGACCCAGGCCGTTTCACGCGAGACGTCGGCCGCTGGACGACTCCCACCGGCGCAGCGAACGTGAGGCTCAAGGCATCCCCTTCGTCTGGAGAGTCTACACCCCGTCCCTTCATTTGCTCCTTGCTCTCGAGCCACACGCGCTGACGCGGGTCGGGTCGCACGCCGGGTCCGATCAAGTCGCTCTCGAGCTCCGCGCTCGTGTCGATCGCGCCCACGAGCAGCCACTCCTTCATCTGCTGCCACATGTAGTCGCGATAGTACCGGCACTTGCTGTCGGGGCTGTCGCTGCCGAAGTTGATCTCGCGCACCTGCTGAAACCCAAGCGCCCGGAGCCGCGCGCCTATCGGGCCCGCGATCCCCGCGCTGTCCAGAAACAGCGCCGCTACCGGATGCTCATCCCATGTGCGTGACAGCACGTCCGCCAACCGGTTGACGAGCACTGCCGGGTCGCGCGTGAACTCGCCCTTGATCCGGATCGGAGAGATCGACCGCGCATCGTTCCCGCGCCGGAACCGGATCACGTTGTCGTCACTGTTCCCACTCCACATCGGAACACCATGACGACGAACATAGATCGTTCGGTGCGGAGTCGAGACACACCACACAAAGCCGCGATACGGGACACGTTGTGTTGTCCGCTTGAGTACGGTCCGATCTGCATGCCAACGATTCCCTTGCCGACCATGTGATGGACGCTCACCCACGCGCCAAGTATCGTGCTGTCGCACCACACGGCGCCCTTCGATCAGCACAACCGATCCGGCTGGTGCCGCGGGCGACAGCTTACCGGCACACCCCAACTTCGCAAGCACTTCCTGCAGATCATCCGCCAATGCTCGACTGGAGGTGTAGTAGCAACGTCCGGTTCCATCCGGATGCTGGCTCCCATCTCCACGCCGAAATGCGTCGAGAAAGGCCCGCATCACGATAGCGGAACCTTCCTTGATCCATTCGGGCATGCGCTTATTCGCAGCTCCATGCCCGCAGTGCTCCAGTAACCAAGCCCCAATCCCCCGATGTTGGAAACGGATCGTGCCATGCGAACTCCACCGACTATGACGGAGGCCCATTCGAGAAAGTAGGCGTTCGATTTCTTTGCGCTTCTCCGCATGGCGTTGTGAAAGCTCTACGACGAGTGGGCGTTGCTGCTGACCTGGCCGCAGCTTCGCCGTATAGACGTTCCCCTCAGCAACGAACCAGCCCAAAAACGCCGCCCAGTCTTCGGCGGCAAAGGTGTGGCGCCAGACAACAGCGCCCCCGTGAGGCTGGCGTTTCTGAGATTCGAAGGCGATCGTGGCTGGACTTGTCCCTTCCCAGCGATGCCACGCCCGCAGTTGATATGCCTTCGGGAGACGATCGTACCGCCGAATCTGGTAGCGCTTGCTCATGTAGTGCGAGCGCACGATGAAGTTGTGGTTGTCAGTTACGCAAAAGTTTACCTTGCTCGACTCGCGCAAGTTCATCGCCCCATCATGCCAGTAACGATGGATCGCCGTCATGCGCGCCCAAGTGGCTACGTCGCCATCCAAACTCAGCACTGCTTCCGATCCACGCAGGTCTGAAAAGAGTTTCCAGCCATCGCTCGTGAGAATCTCGGTCTCGCAGTCGAAACAGCCGCCCCACGCAAGGTCACACCCGACCACCAGCGGCTCGTCCGGCATCACCGCCACCTGGCGCTTCTGAGCCTGGAGTACACGCTCGTGGTCGATGAACTGTGCGTCAGAGGCCCGCGGCGGAATGCCGCGGACCCGGACGCGGAAAAAGTCGGAGTCCTCTCCGAACTCCTGCTCCCACTCCGCGATCTGCGCCTTGTTCGTCAGCCGAGACTGACGCGAGTCGATGATCGTCGGGTGCCAACGCGCACGGTCGTGACCGAACACCGCGGCGTGAAATCCGCCCATGCTGCGCGTCGGGTTGCCGAACCGGAAGATCATCGGCTGACCGTCCGTCAAGCCGCCCTCCGCGACCTCGTGAATCTTGTCCGAGATGGCCGAGTCCTCGTCGAAGATGTAGAAGCTCGTCGAGGTCGCTGCGTGCTGGCCGGCGAACGCTTCCGTGTTCTCCTCCTTGCACGACTGCGGCGCGCAGAACCAGGAGTCCTTGTGGTCCTTGTGGTACATGCGCTGGTCGCCGAGCACCCACCAGTGCGCAGTGATGCAGCGCGACGTCCACTCCTTGATGGCGGACCAGGTCTTGGTCTGGAGCTGCGTGAACGTGTTCGCCGTGACGGTGCCGCGCGCTAACGGACGTGTACTCATGATCCAGTCCACAAGCCACGCGGCCATCGTGCTTTTGCCCACCCCATGACCTGACGCCACCGCACGCCGGATGGGCGCGACCGGCGTCAAGCCGTCAAACGCTGCGGCCGCGACCTCAGCGCCGACGCCCCGCAGAAACTCACGCTGCCAGATGTCGGGCCCGTCGTGCCCCTCAAGGGCCCCGGGCTCGCCCCACGGATACGCGAACAGCACGAACCCCAGCGGGTCCGCGAAGTAGCGCGCGACCTCGTCTGCAAGCTGATCGTCAGAGGTTGGACGGGCGGCCACGGGCACGAGATTTATTTGGGGGGGTACTTTGACCGATCTTCGGCCACGCGGCGGCGGCCGGCTAGCAAGCGCTCCACCAGGCCCTCGCTCACGTCCACCTCAAGGCGCTCCCGAAGCAGGCCTAGGTGCTTGAAGAGCATCTCGAGCGCCCGCGGCTTGTCCCAGAGCTGCACCTCGACCACGGTCTCCTGCTTGCCGTCGCCCGCAGTCTCGTTGTGCTTGAGCGTCTTGATCCTGCCCACCGCCGCCTTGAGATCCTTCGGCCAGTCTTTCACCGGCTTGAGCCGACTCTGATCGTCGTACAGCTCGCTGAGGTCCGAGTACGCCAGCCGGGCGGCCTCGCGCAGCGCCCGGTCGGGGTCGATCAGGTCAGCCAAGCGCTGAGCAGCCTTGCGCTTGACCTGAGGGGCACGCCCGCCGTGCATACCGCAGACTACGCCGCCCTTGATCGCAGAGGCTTTGCACGGCCCGTGCTTTGACCGAGCGTGACAGCGAGGCATGGGTCAAGCTATGTATAGGTCGGGTACAAGCGGATTACGCCCGTGGCCACGCCAGGGCGACGCGCCAGTAAGCTTGCGCTTGCGCTCGATCCCGCGCCTCATGGACGAACCTCGCGCATCACCTCTCGCGCTCCGACCTCGAGCAGCGCGTCGCGGAGCATCGGGTCGCCGCTCGTCGCAACACGCTCCAGCAGCCTGGCGGTCGCAGCGTCCTCGCCCAGGTCGTGGATGCCGTGAGCCAGGACGGCAAGACGCTGGCGCGCCTCGTCTCGTGTCGCCGCGAGCGAAGGCGGGCTCATGATCCAACGGGGTCCGGGGCCAACGGCTTGCGCCCGTGCCCGCTCCACGGCTGCGCGCCGGTGAGCTGGCGCTGGTAGCGACGTCGGGCGTGCAGGCAGAACAAGCACCGCACGGATCCCCTGATCGGCTCGGCCTCGCCGCACGTCACGCACACGCCGCGGGCCTTGCGCGAGTGGTACCACTCCATGCGAGTCATCTCTCGTGCTCGTACAGCCAGACGAGGCCGAGGACCGCAACGCCCATCAGGGCCAGGCCGAGAGCGACAAGCGCGTGCGGGCTCACTTGTGCCGTCCTGTCTTCTTGCGCTTCTTCACCACGGACCCGGCGAACTCGACCAGCTCCCCCAGCGTCATCCCGGTCTTCGTGGGCTGACCGGCTTGCTTCCGCGCCAACTCGCTGTACATGAAGCGCTGCTGCCTTCGGGTCATGGATGGCATGACTCAGTCTACTCCGTGATCCCTACGCTGCGTAAGCACGCGAGCGCACGTGACCCGAGGTCGTTCGCCTGGCCGACCAGGTCGCCGCGCGGAGGCTGCCAGGCGGTCTGCGCAGCCGTCAGATCCCGCAGCGAGCGCGCAACGTCCTGCTCAGCTCGGCTGTGCGCGACCAGAGCTCGGTACGCAAGCGGCCCACAGTCGCCCATGCGTGCGTGCGCGACCGACGACCAGAACGCCTCGGCAGGTGCCTGGAGTCGATAGTCCGCAGCGAACTCCACGCGCCCGCTGGGCCACATCTGGATCATCGCATCGCTTGCTTGGTCGTCGTCGCTGCCGAGGACCGCGATCATCACGCGCTTGGTGCCGCCCGCGACGAATAGAATCGCAGGGGCTTTGCACGCGACCGGAGCGCCTGCGTGATCGGTGCAGCCTGACCAGTCCGGCAGGCTCACGCGCAGGTCGACGGGGATCGGTTCCGGAGCCGGCTCAATGCTCAGAACCGGCACAGGCGCCGTGGCGCGCGCGCCGGTCGGTATCAGCAGCACCGCGAGTACGGCGCCCACTACGACGCCCATGCCCACGATCAGGACCTCGTTGCGCTTCATCGCGACTCTACTTCTGCTCACGTGGCAACGCGTGCGCCCACTCGGTCACGTCCACGATCGCGTCCCTATTGATGGACACGGGCGTCACGAACGGCTCGACCTCGATGAGCTCCCCCTCGCGCAACGCGTTGTGCCATCGCCCCGTGTCCGCGATCCAGGCCGCGTCCGTGAGCACGACCTCCTCCTCCGTCAAGATCGCCACGCGGCCCGTGTAGTAGTGAGTCACCGTGCGCACCATGACCGCCTGTCCGACACACAACGGAGATACCATGCCTTTTGCCTTCTTCATCACCGTCTCCTTTTCATTTTTTTGCGTCTGCGTCGTCATGAGCTCTGCCTCGACCGCAACCGGGACCTGGACCGGGACCAGGACCAGAACCAGGACCGGGACCGGGACGCGGACCAGGACCAGGGCCGGGACCCGGACCAGGACCGGGACCGGGACCGGGACCGGGACCGGGACCGGGACCGGGACCAGGACCAGGGCCAGGACCAGGTCCGGGACCGGGACCGGGACCAGGACCAGGACCAGGACCAGGACCAGGACCAGGACCGGACCCGTTGCGCCTGTGTCATGTCTATCCTCCCCGACCTCAATATAGCTTGCGCTTGCACGTTTGTCAAGCGACGAACGTCAGGATCGTCGGGTAGCCCTGGAGGTCGACGCCCGCGTACCGCTCTCGCAACATCTGCTCCACGTCGCGCTGCTGCTCTCGTCGGGGCCCGCCCACTACTTCAGTTCCTCGAACATGGCCGCGGCTTCGTCACGAGAGAATCCCGGGTCGTCACTCGATGGCAGCATCGCCGCCAGCGGTCGACCCAGCAACCTCACCCTCGGATCGCAGCGGACGCCTGCGACGTACATCTGGACAAACCGCTGGCGCCGCTTGTCCTCGCCATACGTGGTCTGGAACGCTGAGGCCCCACCTGCCGCCTGAAACGCTTCGGCCGCAGCCTTGCCGCACGTATCCAGCACCCACCGATACGTCCACGTCGTCCCACCCTCGGGCGTGTACACGCCTGTGCTCAGGATCCGCTCGTAGGCGGTCACGGCCTCAGCCTCGAGCGTGGTCTCTCCGCGAAACCGACGCAACTCCTCGATCAGCTCGGCGACCGTCGGGAAGTACCGCCAACGGCCACCCGCCACGCTATCTCGCGTGAACGCCTCCCACTCATCGGATGGCACCTGCGGCACCAGAGCTTCAGCGTACACCTCGACCGTCGTGTCCCCGAGTGCTCGGCCCGTGGCTTCCGCGATGCGCACCAGGCCGCGCGCGAATTGACCCGGCGTCCACTCGCTCATCACTTCCCTCCGTGGCGTTTGACGAAACGCGCCATGACCGCCATGTTCTGGTCGCCGACCGTGGGCTTTCCGACAGGCTTGGGGTTCTCTACGCTGCCATCCCAGCGTCCGTATGTCGCACTGAACCGCTGAGGGCTCGCGTATTCGGCATCCACCTGAGCCAGGTAGCTTCGCCACGCCGCGCGCACCTCGGCCCAGCCATGCCGGGCCACTAGCGGCTTCAGCGCAGCCCCGATCCGGGCGCCAGGCGCGCTACCGCGGAACCGTGCGATCCAATCGTCGCAAGCCTCCCGCGTCCATGGGATCACCGTGACGACCGCTGCGGGCGCTAGCGGCGGCGCTGCGTCAGCAGCGCACCCCCCCCTCTCAGGGGGGGTAGGGGGGGTCGGAGACGGAGACGGAGACGGAGACGGAGACGGAGACGGAGGCTGGTGCTGGGCTGGTGCCTCCGGCTGGTCGCCGGCTGGTGGTCCGGCTGGTGGTCCGGCTGGTGGTGGGCTGGTGAAACGACCGCCAGCGCGTACGGCTTGGAGCGCTCGTTTGCGTCCCTTTTCAGCTTGCGCTATAGGCCAGCTTGAGACCTCGTCGTGCGTGTCATTCCGCCAACCATCCGGCGTTCGGCGGAACCGAGCCAAAACTACGTCCCGGACTTTTCGCCATGCTTCTGGATCGCCGCTGATCTTCGCCAGGATACGATCCTCGAGCGGCAACAGCCCCTCCCGGAGCCAGAGCTCGTCGAGCAGATTGCGGTACACGCCCTGCTCCTCTGCGGTCATGTCGGTGTAGGCGGTGCTCTTCCGCCAGCGGTCGATCCACCACCACGCAGCACGCATCAGAGCGCCGCCGTTCGGCGTTCTTGTTTTGCTTTTAGCCATGCGAGCCAGTGCAGAATCCGGGCCTGGTCACGCGGATCCAGCCGGCTCCACTCATGAGCGCAGCGGTCGTCGCCGAGGCCAAGCCGTTTGGCCTCGAGCGCGCAGGCAAACTTCAAGGCACGCGACAAGCGCCCGTCGCCCTTTGGACCACCCGGGCCGCGACATTTGGATGTCTGTGGTATACTCTCGTTGCCCACGGAATCTACCTCCGTGACGCCGCAGTTCGCCCGGGGTCACTCACCTCCCCGGGCGTTGCTCTTTTGTGGCAGCGTCGCCCTCTATCGTATGCCCGCTGTCAAGCCTTGTTCTCTCGCAGGTGCGCCACGATCGCAGCCGGCGAGATGCCCGCCCGCTCGGCGTCAGCCAGGAGCTCGCGCGAGCGCCGGAACGCCTTGTCCAGCGGCAGGCCCTGGTCCGCCTGAAGCACGTGGAGCAACTCGAAGAAGTAGTCCCGCCCTCCGTCCGGCAGGCGTGGGACGACCTGGTCGATCGGCCGCTCGACCTGGGCGCGCTTGATCGCAGACCCCAGGAACTTCATGATCCCGTACCCGGTCGTCAAGAACACGGTCAGCACACCGAGCGGGAACGGCGTCTCGAGGCCCACGATGGGCCCGACCTGCTCGAGTGCAGTCGCGGCGCCATCCTGGCCTGAGAGCTTCAGCGCCGCGATCGCGAGACCGTAGACGACGCCCCCGAAAGGCACCAGCTTCCCGGCGCCCTTGAGGCCCAGGCCCTTCAACAGATTCAGTACCAGTTTCATGTTCTCCTCCTACTGGTTCGGGTTTCCGCGTCCCGACGTGTCGCGCAGTGCGGCTTCGGCCTTTTCCAGTATCACCAAGAACTGCTCGAGGCTCGGGTCCGCGTCAAGTCGCTCCAATGCCGCGTCGACGTTGCGGAGTTTTTGCGCGAGGACCGCGCGCGCTTGGCGCAGTTGCGCCACCGTCTGACTAACTGGCATCGCTCAGTCCTCCGATCCGTCCGGCTTCAGCCGGTGTACGTTTCCGACTCGACGCCCCCGGTCGGATGCATCGAACAGCTCGACCGTGTCCGCGTGTACCTGCCACGTCACCAGTGCGTCATCGAGCACGCCGCGCGCACCCATGAACGTCACCAGACGGCTCCGCAGCGTGGGCCACTCACCGCGGCTCAGCAAGATCGAGACTTGTACGCCGGCAACTGCTGGTCCTGCGGCGCGTAGGACAGTGACGGAGACCACCCAGCCATCGTACCCCGAGATGGCTGCCGCAGCCTGCGCCTCGGTGACTCCAGCGACGGTGATCGTGACGAGGCGCATGACTACTCGATGTACACGACGCCCCAGTAAAGAACGGTCGTTGGATTCGTGACGAACGTCGGATAAACCAGCTTGATCTCGAAGTAGTCGCCCGCCACGACAGCAACCGACACGTCGGCACCGTAAGTTTGATAGGCGGTATTGTGCTGCGCCGTAGTCGTGATCGTCGTATCCGTCGTGTTGTTCAAGCGGAAGTAAACCGACGTGTTCTCGGTCGTCCCGAGTACGCCTGCCACCAGGATGTTGATATCGACGCGCTTGACGGTGCCCGCTTTTTGGATTTGAACACGTAGAATGGCGGCGGTGGCTGTAGCACCAGCAGCAGGTAGCCCCCCGATGTAGAGAGTCGCTGCGTCGGCCGGGCTTGTGGAAGCGCAGGCAAACTGGAGGTGTCTTCCCGCGCCCAGCGTTGCACGTTGAGTAGCAGCGTCCGCATCGTCCAGCAGCGCACGCCCCGCAGCCGTACAAGCGATCTCTTCGACGTCGCCCGCGCCCGCCGTAGAACGGCCGAGTAGTTTGTCTGTGGCGCTGACGTTCTGAACCTTCGCATACGTGACCGCATCATTGTCGATCTGTGCAGTACCGACCGTTGTGAGCGTAGCAAGGGCGCCCAGGCCAAGCGTTGTACGTTGAGCAGCCGCGTCCGCGTCGTCGAGAATCGCCCGACCCGCTGCGGTACACGCAATCTCCTCAGTGTCGCCAGCGCCGGCCGTAGAGCGACCCAACACCTTGTCCGTAGCGCTGATGTTCTGGATCTTTGCGTACGTCACAGCATCATTGTCGATTTGCGCTGTGCCAACGGTCGCTAGTGTAGCGAGCGCACCAAGCCCTAGTGTGGTCCGCTGGGCAGCGGCATCGGCATCGTCCAGCAGCGCTCGACCCGCTGCGGTGCAAGCAATTTCCTCTACATCCCCGGCTCCCGCAGTCGACCGGCCGAGCACCTTGTCGGTAGCGCTGACGTTCTGGACCTTCGCGTAGGTGACCGCGTCGTTGTCGATTTGCGCCGTCCCTACCGTTGCGAGAGTCGCTAGCGCCCCGAGCCCTAGCGTGGTCCGTTGCGCTGCGGCGTCGACGTCGTCGAGGATGGCGCGACCAGCCGCCGTGCAGGCGATCTCTTCCGGGTCTCCCGCGCCCACAGTGGACCGTCCGAGTACCTTGTCCGTGGCGGACACGTTCTGCATCTTGGCGTAGGTGATGGCGTTGTCCGGCACGTCGGCCTTGGCCTGCCCGGCTGTCGCCAGATCCCAGGCGACAGTAGCCGTATCCGTGACGACACGCTCGGCGGTCAACGATGCGTGAGCGCTGCCCACCAGATACTGTGCATCAGTCGGTGCGCCGCCTCCACCCACTGCTGCAGAGGGAATGCTCAGGCCGCGTTGGAGCGCACGTCCGCTCATCCGAGAGGGTAGCCTCGTCCCGGATCGCTCGCCAGGTTCCAATCCGGGTTTCCGGTCGTGATCTCTGTCAGCACGAACGTTCCGCCCGCAGCACTCGATATGCCGTAGACCGGGCCGGCCCAGCCATCATCGAAGTAGACGCCGCCCAGGCCATCATCCGCAGTGGAGCACGCCTTGAGCGCGATGTGATACGCCAGTTGATCCGGCACAGTTGAGCCGAGCGCAAGCTTGATAACAGTGGTGCCCGTGTTCTGGACGATCAAGCCCTTCCGCTTCGGGTTCGCAGCGACGATCAAGGCCGCGGTATCGGCGATGCTCGTCTGCGCTGGCGCCGTCGCAGCGATCTGCGGGCTGCCCTCGACTAGCGCACGGACCGTACTCATGACCTACTTCCGCCTCCCTGACGGCAACGACGCGCACGGGACGCACTCCTGCCGACCGCCCGAGTAGGTGCGCCAAGTCGTCACACTGTTGCCGCAGCGTGGGCAGACGATTGTACGGGGCGGCTTCTGCGGACTGAGCCACCAAGTAGCCGCGCGCGTAAGCCAACGCCGAGGCGGATCGGTTACGCGCATCTTGAGTCGGCCCCAGCGCGTCATGCCTTGCCTGGATCTCCGAAAGCAAGCGTCCGTACCTGGAATCGCGTCTGGAACCGGCTCCGCGGCGGCAGTACACGACGACCACAACCGCGACAGATGATCCCACGCTCGATCTTGCCGTCCTCGAGCCCCTGGCACCACTCGCACGCGCTCTCGGTCCTCCAGGCCGGCTCTGGATTCTTCACTTGCGCTTCCTCCAGTCTCCGTAGACGTGACCGACCACTACGCCGAGGGCCACGCTGAAAACGCCTGTCAGGAACAGTAGCACGACGACCGTCAGATCCGGACTCGTCGCGAGTGCCCAGCGGAAGGCGGCGGTGATGTGGTTCGCGGGCATGTCGTCGCGCAGCGTGAGGAACTCGATCAGCGCGACCCAGCCCGCCGCGAGCGGCAGCGTGCCAATCGTGAGGACGAGGGTGATGATCGGCTTCCAGCCACGACGCGCCATCACCCTCCTCCTCGGAAAGTGGTAGCGGAGGCGGGAGTTGAACCCGCATCCTCTCGGTTATGAGCCGAGCGCGTTACCGTTTCGCTACCCCGCGTCATCAGAACCTCGCAGGCCGGCAGACGGCCACGTATCCGCCCTTGCGCACGCGGCCGTTCGCGAAAACGATGTCGAACTGCTCGCTGCGGTCGTTGCTGTCCTTGACGCCGACTTCGTCATCGGACCCGCCTCCGGGCGTCTCCATCTTGGTCGTGGCGCAGAGCCCGCGCAGGCGTAGGCGGCGCGCGACCTCGGCGGTGAACTCGGCTTCATCCGCCACTTGGTTCGTCCCGCGCTCCGCGATGATCTCGTCGAGCACCTCGTCCACGACGCCCTGGAAGCGCGACGGGCCACACCACTCACGCCACTTCTCGACCATCCGGCAGCAGCCGTAAATGCCCTTCTCCTCGCTGCCTGGCGCGCTGCACTCGGGCATCGGCGCAACCCCGCACGGAGTCGGGGCGGGCACGGGTGCGGCGCCACCACCGAACATGGGCAAGAGGCGGAACCACTCCGAATCCGAGAGAGTTCCTTTCCACGCGATCAGGTGCCCTCCGTTCGCCCGGCTGAGACGCTGCATCTCCAGCCAATCCTCGGGCGTGTGGGGTTCGTTGTCGGACTCGATCAGCAGCTCGCCCCTGACAGCCGGGCGCCAGCCGTGGCCGACGACGAAGTCGAGCGCGTACCGGCCGCTGTTGCTCCCGATCAGTTTCTCGAACGGCGAGAGCCCCGATTCTTCTAACGCACCTTGGACCGCTCGATAGATCCCGCGGATCCACGCCTCCGAGCGCTCGCCCTTGAAGCTCTCGTTGCCGTCGAAGTACACCGCGGCGGGCGACTGGCATGTCGCCTCGACCACTTGGCGGATCCAGTCCTTGTGCCTCTGCTCCGGCGCGCGCGCCGTGACCTCCAGCCCATCTCCCCACGGCGTCTTGTCGTGATCCAGCGCCCAATGGTCGATCAGGCCGATCAGCGCGTAGATCCCGCGGGCCTCGCACTCGCGCACCGTGCGCGCCAGCTCCGGTAGCAGCGCCTCTGGCGAGGGGCTGCGGAATGGTCCGGGGCGCAGCTCGGTGATGTTGATGCCGGCCGCAGCGTAGCGATCGAGCATCGCGGGGATCACCAGCGGCCAGCCCCAGGCGATGCCCTCGTCCACGTCGGGCGTGTCGGGGTCGTCGCAACAGACCGTCGCCCCGATTAGCGGCGGGAAGAACTCCGGGAACTCGTACCGCAGCTCCGGCATCGTCGGCTCGGGCGGAGGCGGTGGCGGCGGAGGCCCAGCGTCCGGAAAGCGCTCCGCGAACTCGGGACTGCGCAGCATGTCCTCGCGGAGCTGCGCCTCGTGCAGACCTGCCTGCATCCGCGCGTTGTGGTGAAGCAACCCTTCGGCATCTGGCTCACGAAGCAGGATCTCACGATAGGCTAGCGCCACGACGTGACGGAAGTCGCTCATGTCACCCTCAACTGGAACTCAGGGCGGTTTCCCGCTCGGTTCATGAACTCGACGAAACCCGCCTCGCTCGCTGCGATCCCGGGCTGACCAGCAAACGTCGCGTACGACTCGCCTACGAGCACGCAGCCCTCGGAGTGTAGCTCCACGTTGCCCTTGTGGAACAGCAGCCGCGCGTGCCCAGGCACTTCGATCTCGTACGTGTCGTACTCGCCTCGGAGGTAGCGCGTCCGCACGCAGCGCCAGAGGCCAGCTGGGATCTTCACGAGCTGGCCCGGACCCGATGGCAGCGCGTAGGTCCTCTCCAGGGTCGTACAAAACGGAACGTCGTGATGAAGCAAGACACCGAACGCTCCTTGCGGCAATACGACAACTCGCACGAGGGTAAAGTCAGCCACGGGCACGGAACGCACGCGCTCTCGTCTTGCAGATTTCACGGTACTGCGAGTCCTCCCGATACCGTTGTCTGCGTCGCGCATTTTCTCTGGTGCGGAACCAGACAGAATCTTGTCGCCGCCGATAGTCTGCTGTCTTCTTTGCAGAGCATCGCCGACAGTGACGCCTCCCTGACCTGGCAACGTCGAATTGGTGCCCGCGGAGGCATTCCGTTTTTCGCGCGTTTACCGCCGTCACGCCAACACCGCGCAGTACGTTTTGTCCCCTCGTCGTTACTTCAAGGTGGTTCGGGTTCACACACCGGCGCACGCGGCATAGGTGATCGAGGGTGAGTTCCGTGGGAACAGGACCAACCAAATGTTCGTAAGCGTACCTGTGGGCGGAGGTCTTTCGATCTACAAGCGTGAAACCTCCATACCCATTGGACGTCGATCCCCCGAGCCAACCCCAACAGTCGCCATGGCGAAAACCGCCGACTTCCATCGGGATCACCTTGGACCAAAACCTGTTCGGGAGACGATCGTCGCCAAGTCTGCAAGGCAGTACGCCGAACGCGCCCTCGGGACGGATCGCGACGCGCAGCAGACCGAAGTCCTCCATCACCGAAACTCCGCACGCACGCCGTGCCGCGCCATGTGCTCCACCACAGCGTTGATGGCTCCCTGCTTGGTCGCGTACACCCGAACGAACGAGCACTTCCCGCACGCCCAGCGCAGGCCGCCGCCTGCAACTGGCACCAGAAACACGACCGCACCGCCTCCGGCTTCGCCAGCGACTACGTGCGCCGTCACCAGTGCCTCGGTCGGATATAGCCCCAGCGATGCATCTGGCGCCGCTCCCACCAGCGACGTAGCCACCACCCGACGCCAGTGCCAGCGATGAACGCGAGGATCTCCTGGGTCACTCGCGCGGCCTCAGCGCCCGGATTTCGCCCGTGATCGAGCCGATCGCACGCATGACCTCGCCGTGACGGTCGCCCGCCTCACTGCGGATCGCGGCGACGTCCTCGCGCACAGCCACGAGCCCCGCCTCGACCACCGACACGCGGACCTCGATCCCGCCCGCCCGCTCTTCCAGGACACCGCACGACCGCTCGCGCCGCTCATGATCGTGGCCGCTCGCTTCCCCGTTTTTCGCTCGGGCCGCACGGATGAGTCGCACGAGCGGGATGCCACCCAGAGCCGTGACGGACACCAGCAGCGTCGCGGCGAGGAGCTGACCTTCGGTGATCCGGGACCAGTCCATCACCACACCTCGGGCGCGCACCCGCCCGCCTGATATCCGTGCAGGTACTGCTGCCCGAAGTCGAGCAGCACGAAGCGCCCCCCAGCCTGGTCGCACAGGAAGTACAGCACCATCCGCTTGTCCCGATAGAGGATGTTCCCGGTTGGTGCCTGCTGAATCGTCGTCGGGATCGGCTGGGTCGCCGGCTTCACCGGCTTCGCCGCGCCTAGGCCGCCGGCTCCAGCAATCCACCCGAGCAGCGCAGTCGCCGAGCAGAACAGGAGCAGCTCGATCAGGCGTACCCGATCCATTATTCCCTCGCGTACGTCAGCAGGTTCGGGCCCACGACCCCGGTCAGCGTGTCGGGCGTGGCGCTCGCCAGCACGCAGCGCATGACCTCGACCGGGTCACCCGTGGTGCGCTGCGCGCAGAGCGCAGCGACACCTGCGGCGTGAGGGGAGGCCATGCTCGTCCCGCTGAAAGTGATTGAGCCGCCCCCGCGTCGTGCTGCCTCGATGTCCATGCCAGGACCATAGAGGTCAGTGCAAGGACCGCCGTTGCTGAAATCGGCCCCGCGATCGTTTCGTGGGTCCATGGCGCCGAGAGTTAACGCCAGATCCACACGGGCCGGCGAGGATCCGCAGGCATCGGCGCCATCGTTACCAGCTGCGACCACGACCGTGAGGCCATCCGCGATGGCAGCGCAGACCGCAGCGTCGAGAGCAGGCGCAGGCGAGCCGCCGAGCGACATGTTGAGCACGCCGTTCCAACCGCCAGCCTTCCGATTCGCCGCAGCCCATTGGATACCACGGACTACGTCGGAATCGGAACCGCTGCCTTGCTCGTTCAACATCCGCACCGAGTGCAGAGTGACACGTTTCGCGATGCCGTACTGTGTACCACCCGTGATAGAAGCCACGTGCGTCCCATGGTTGTGACGGTCCTCGCAGCCACCAAAGGTGTGCGCAGTGAAGCACTCCCCCAGACGTCCAGCGAATTCGGAATGCTGCGAGTCGATGCCCGTGTCTCCGATGTACGCATGGATGCCCTCTCCAGTCCCAACGGGAACGAAGATGCCGTCAAGAGGCAAGTCGCGCTGATCCGAGCGATCGAGACCGGGCGTGACAGACACGGTCAAATGTGATACTGTCTGTCCATGCACGCTCGAAACTCCGGATCCTTCCGGCCTGGGCACAAGACGTGGAACAAAGGACTGCTGAGACCACGCAGCGAACTCGGCGTCCGCTTCCAGAAGTACATACGGCCAGTGAACACGGGCTGCCATCTCTGGACTGGAGGCTTCGCGCACGGATATGGACGCTTCCGTTTCACCACGGACGAAAGCAGAAATGCCCATCGTGTGGCTTACGAGTTGTTCGTTGGCCCGATCCCGACGGGGATGCAAGTCCATCACATCTGTGGAACGCGTGCTTGCGTCAACCCCGATCATCTGCGACTGATGACCATCGGACAGCACACCTCGCATCATTTCCGAGGCAAGCCGAAGCGTGGTCTGCGGTGTCGCAATGGACACGAACTCTCGGCCGCGAACCTGCGAGAGGTCTATCCTCCGAATCGCCCTGGACCTTCCATGCAATGCCGTCTCTGCGAGCGAGATCGAGGACTGCGTTGGCGAAGCCGCCACCCCGAGACCTATCGGGCCGGATACACCAGAAGCAACTTGCGACGCCAGAACCAACACACCTGAGCGCGTACTCTTGCGCCCGTCTTGCTGGACGTACGCCACCTCCGGATCGAGCGCTACCTGCGAGGCGCCCGCCGCTGTCGTCACCGCGCTGAAACCGAGGCTCCCGAGCGTCTGCACCTGGCTCAGCACCGAGTACCGGGCGGCGACCGCCTGCACCTCAGCCTGGGTCCGCACCGACTGTGCCCCCACGCGCGGACGCAGCACGACGATGTATCTGCCCTCGATCGGCTCGGCCACGGAGATCACGCCGCGCAGCGCGGGAGGCGCGGAGCAGACATAGGGCGTCTCCGGCTGCGGCGTCGGGATCGGGAAGGGCGGGCTCGGGATGGGGATCGGGAAGCCACCTCCGCACGACACCAGCAGCAGGCACAGTACGATCGCGATAGCGTGTCGAATCAAGCCACACCTCCTTCCTGAAAAGCGCTCACCGAGCAACCCGCCGGCCTGGTAGACTCGCGCCAACCGCACCACCAGAGGCGAGAGGACTCGACCCGACTGGACCATGCGCCAGCGGGCTGCTCGCTGAGCGCATCACGGGCACCCAAGCCGGCAACCCGCCGGCCGACCGGCGGCCACACAGTGACCGTTGCGGGCCGCGGCGGGCAAGCTGAGCCACGCTACACAGTCCGCGCGCCGGTCGTCGGCGTCGTGGTCGCTCACGATCGACACCAGACACGGGCCCACAAGCGCGTTGAACGCCGCTTGTTCGGTCCCGAGCCCACGATCCGTGCGGACGCGCTGAACCGTCACCTGTTCGCGTGCGGTGGCGTTGTAGGTGTAGCTGGTCTGTGCGACCACGAGTGCGGCTACGAGGAACAGCAGTACGGCGAATGCGACCTTCTTCACGAGCCCTCCTTTAGTTGGCGGAACAAAAGATCACCTTAAGCCATGCTGGACGATTGTCAAACGAATCCCCCGTGAACGTCGGCGCGGAGTTGGACCCCGCAGGCGTCCCCGCACTCAGAGCTTCGCTCGATCCGCTGAGCGTGTGCGCTGATGGCTGCGTGACGCTGTGGGTAAGCACAGCGCCTGGGCCAGCGGTCGTACCCGTGGCGATACCCGTGCTCTGGTTCGTAGCGGTCGCGTTCTGGTTCGTGGCTGTTGCGTTGTCGGTGACAGCCGTCGTGGCTGCCGCGGCGTTCGAGCGATCCATGAACGTCCCCGACCCATCTGTGGTGCCCTCAGCCATCCCATGCTGGTGAGCGTTCTGCGTGTGAGTGTGCGCGTCCTGCGTGTGCGTGTGCGAGACCACGTCGGTGTACGTGTGCGTGTGGCTCGCATGGTCGCCGACCGCAGTTCCGGCGTGCGCGCTCGTCGCGTAGGTGCCGGTTCCGTGAGCGTGCGTCCCGAGCGCTGAGCCGGTAAACGTCGGCGCAGTCACTATCCCGGTCGGCGTGATGTTGTTACTGCCGCCGGTCGTGCCGACGTCTCCCGCACCGTTTGTGGTCCCGAGCAAGAACTTTCCGGCGAGGCTCGCGACCTCAGTAAAACCGGCAGGGCAGGACCCGCTCACGATCAAGATCACGGCACCTGACGGAAGCGCACCGCCTCCGCACGCAACCGTCGCGATCTCGCCGCCGACGCGCTTTAGACACTCGCCATCGTTGAGCGTCCCCAGCGATAGCACCGTGCCGGCCTGGTCGATGGCTACGCTGCCCTTGTAGACGGACTGACCTGACAGCAAACAAGCGACAAGCAGCGTTAGCATCACGGCCTCGCCGGCTGACCTGGCCCAATCAGATCTACGCTCACGTACGCCTCGAGCGTGGTCTGCACAAGAGACGAAACGGCGTTGAGCGTGAAGTCCGCAGCGTTCGCGGGCGTCGCGGTGTCGCACGCTACCGTCACCGTGAGCGTGCCGGTCGGAGTGTTGTCTGTCTCCTCTGGCGTGCCCAGGACGCATGTCTCCACAGTTGCGTCCGCTGTTAGCGAGAAAATCACGCGGCCCTGGCGTACCTGCGGCGTGGCGCCATCCGTCGCATAGATCGTGTACCAGAACACGCCGCCCGTACCGACCTCGGCGGCGACGGGGATCTGCATCACCTTCGTGGCCACTGATTCCGTGAGCGTGACGTTGTACTTGCGTGCGGTCCCCCAATTGGCGATGGCGTTGTAGCTCGTCGTGTTCTGGACTGCGGAGTGCGCGATGAAAGCCGGATCGGTACAGGCCGCAGTGCCGCAGGGGCCGTTGTTGAAGTCGAAATTGAAGTCGCCATCTTCGTGCAGGTGCAGACTGTTGGCGGTCGTGGTCACTGTGATCGTGGCCGCATCAGGAGTCTTGGCTGCGGTTGCGGAAAAGTAGCCTAGGGAACTCACGCCGAAGTAGCCGTTCGAGATGACTGAAAAGTTGTCCGACGTGAGGATGTTTGATACAGCGTTGTAGCTGAGGTTGGACTCATCGACCAACTGTCCACCTGTGCCAGCATAGGGCACTCTAGGTGTTGTGAGGCCCGCGATCGTGAGCAGATTCGCCGCAGAATCGTATGTAAGCCCCGCATCGTCGGCCAACACGCCGCCGGCCCCCACGAACAGGACGCGGGTCGCAGTGCCACCCGTAACGGTCCCGCCGATCGACATACCCCCACCGCCGCCGCCACCAGGCAGCGGGATGATCTGCGGCAGATACGTCGTTCGCAGTGGAGCCAGGCTCGCAACGTACACGGGACGTCCGTCCTGGACGGAGCGATCCGGAATGCGCGAGCGGTCTGCCAGATCGGCGCCGAACGCAGGCGCCGAGAGGATCAACAGCAACAGCGAGAGCAGGCGTCGCATCAGCGGAAGTACGTCACGGTCAACGTGGCATCCGCAGCGCCCTGGCGGATCGCTCGGAATCGCCTCACGCTCGTTTGACCACAGACGACGAACTTCACGTTCGTGCTTGTCTCCCACAGCTCTCCCACGGTCGCGGATGGCACCAGCCCTTCCACGCTCACCCGGATGTTGTTGCTCTCGAGCGTGACCTGCGCGAACTTGACGTCGCCCATGCCGTCGGCGTAGGTGCCCGCGGTGAATGGGAGCGCTGTGGTGGAGATCGTGATCGCTTCGCGCGCGTACGCCTCGACTGGTCCAGTCACGCCAGGACACACCTGCGCTTGTACGGCTCCTGGCAACAGCACGAATCCGAGCAGCGCTACGATCGCCCGCCATGTCTTTCGCACGTTCCCTCCTACTTCCAAGCTCGTTCCGAGGCGCGTATCGTCTGGAGCGCTTCCAGCGCGTCGACCAGGCGACGGTTGAGTTTCTTCTGAAACTCCCTTTGGCACTGCTCGCAGAGGACGCCCGACGGTAGCCGCACCGGATGGTCGTCGCCATTCCGGCACAGAGGTTGATCAGGCACCGTCGACGCCTGGCTCACGAGAACCTCCGGGCAGAGTATACCGCTGTCAAGTCCTTTGCTGCACGCCTTTGCGAGGCTGTCGGGACCCCGATCTCGACCTCGATCCCATGCACCAGGCGCATGAGCATACGGATCTTCTCGGTTCTTGCGTCGGTACGTTTGCTGCCCTTGGCGTCGAGTACATGCCGACGCCCGCTGTCGGCGTCCGTCCACGAGTAATCGGGTGTGTAGCTGGCAAACGTACGGCGCGACTCACGGACGCGTTGGGCCCGCGCCCACCACTCGTCCCCTACTTCGTGGCTGCGCTCAATCGCTACCAGGATCTCCTCAACCTCGCGCGTCCCGTACAGATCGAGCCGGTACGTCTCGCGCGGCTGATCGTTGCAGCGGCGCAGGTCCCGGATCCGACCCGCACGCTCTTCCTGCGCGAGCCAGATCCCGATCGCCGCCTCGCTCTCGGACTGACGCAGTCGGCCCGTGTCGTCGCGCGTGGGATTCGCACGCCAGCGTCCGATCTGTACGCGATCCATGCAGGACATACAACTCCAGACGCGGTATCGACCCGGGCGGCCGTCACGCAGCGGGTACGCCTTGATCAGGGGACGCTCGCGGTTACAACGTACGCAGAAGCCGGAGCGCTGGACCCTCACGCGACCGCACTCACGCGACCGCATCCACGGGAAACTCGATCCCACGCTGACGCCCCTCGCGCAGCACGCGCTCCAGGTACGTGCTCATCTCCTCGGCGTTCAGATCCGCCAGGCTTGGAAGCTCCGTCCGCTCCTCGCCTGTGAGCCGTGCGAGCACGAGCTGAGGCGCCAGGAACGCACGCTTGAGCTCGCGGTGCATCTCGTCGGGATCGTACCCGCACCACTCGGCCCACGCGGGCATGACCGCAGCAAAGTAGAGCGCGAGTTGCGGGTTGGTCTTGGGCTTCACGTACCTCCGCACCACGACCGTTACGCGTCGGCTCTTCCACTTCGCCAGCCGCCCGCGTGTGGCGTTGACCTGGTCGGGACGCACGTGACCGCGGTCGTCCACCGACCCGGTGAACACGATCGCCTCGGACTGCTCGCTCATGAGGGTTCGATCTCCCGGTAGCGGAACTGCGGAACGTCGATCGCGCGGGGTCGAGGGCGCCGATCGTCGCGCTCGAAGAGCTTGGCGCGACACGTCATACGCCGTGGCGGGCTCGGCGGCACGTACGCGACGACGAGGCTACCGTCCACGAACACGAACTCGGCGTTGGGCCCGGTCATGCCGCGACCTCGAAGCGCTTCAGCTTGTCCACCAAGCCACGGTCCCGGGCCCACGCCACGAACTCCGCGATCCACCGCTCGAGTTTCTCGGCCATCTCGGCCTGGCGCCACATGCGGAACACGTGTATCTCCTCGAGACGTGGACCACCCTTGGCGATGCGCAGCTCGCCATCGTCGCCCGAGTACAGGCCACCGATCTCGTGCAGCCGATACTCGACCGCCACAGCCCACGGCAACATGTCGAGATAGAATTGCCACTGAAGCGAGTCCCCGACCTCCACCGGATCCACGTACCCGAACTTGGTTTTGCCCTCGATCAGGATCAACCCGTGCACGGCGTCGACGCGCCCGGCGACCGTGATCGTATCGCCTCCGATGCGGTAGTCCTTCTCGCAGCGGCGCTCGAACACGCAGCCCTTCGGCCACTCCGCGAGGCACGGATCCACGATGGCCGCCGGCCACGGGATCTCGCGCTCGACGCCGTCGCTCCCGTGCGGCACGTACAGATACGAGCGATCCGCGATTCGCCAGCGGTCGGGGTCCTGGATGCATGCGTGGAGGGCGGTCCCCCACTGTGCCTGCCAGCCGAGGGGCGCTCGCTCGCGGATCGACTTGATGAGCTGCGCCTCGGATGCCCACTCGGTCTCGACGACGCGCCGGAACTCATCGACCCGCGACACGGACGCATAGAGGTTCATCGCCTCACTCGAACTGCTGCGGCTGGCGCCCCTTGGGCGCCGCCTTCGGTTTCTCCTGCTCCTGCTTCGATGCCGGCTGCGTCTCTTCGGCTTTCGCGCTCGACTTGAAGAACGCCCGCTTGGGCTGGTCGAACTCGAGCCCGAGCGCTTTCGCCCGCCGCCAAAGCAGCGTCTTAGCCTGGGCGCGCACAGCCTCGTGCGCGATGTCGCTCACCTTGGCGATCTGCCCCGTGAGCGCCACGGCCGTCGCGTCCAGGCCGTCGATGGCGGCGTGCCAGTCGGCCACCTGCTTCAGCACCGTGAGCTGCTCCTGGCTCAGCGCGTTGAGGTGATCCTTGAGCGGCTGCAGAATCTTGTCCGCCAGGAACGTCGTGGCTGTTGCGTAGTCGGGCACAACGATCTTGCCCCACGCGGGCGGGTTCTTGCCGATGTGCGCGTCGGTCGCGTTGAAGTCGAGCACGCGGCGCCCGTTCTCGAGCGAATAGTACGCCATCGCGTCGCTGACCTTGAAGACCTCGCCGGCCGAGCCGCCAACGATGTCCGGGTACACGGCCTTGTTGCCTTCCTTGTCCTTCTCGATCTTCGCGTGCGAGAGCAGGAGCACGTCCTTGCGCCGGCGCCGGATCGTCGAAAAGAACGTGATGAACCGCTGCTTCATGGCACCCCACCCGCGCTGATTCAGGCCGCTGAGCGGCGTACCGAGCTTCGCATCGCCTCCGATGATCTCGTTGCTGAGCATGTCGAGTCCCCGGCCGACCGTGTCGAGCGCGAGCGTCTCAGCCTCGTCGAGCCACGGATGCTTCAGCAGCTCCTCGAGGTCGGACCAGCGCTCCAGACGGACCACGCGCTGACGCCCGAGGCTGCGGTGAGCGCCGTCGTCGAAGTCGATCAGCAGCACTTTACGCCCCATGTTCGCCAGCGTCGACTTGCCGATCCCGGGGTCGGAGAACACGTGGATCACCACGTTCTCCACCTTGATGGCGTCGTGTCCTTCGATCAGTTGTAGGCTCACTTCTTCACCTCCCGCCGGCAGTCCCGGCACAGCTTCGTCGCGACGAGCCGACCAGACGGCGGCCCGATCCAGCGACGGCAACGCCAGCACCAGTAATACTGCGCCATGCTCGCCTCCTCCTCAGTACCGCTCGTCGGAGGCGTAGCGGCGCGCCTGGCCCTCGCGCATGTACTCGTCGAGCGCCTCGAGGAGCAGGTCGCGCTGAAGCGCCGGGCGGGCCGCCACAAACGCCGTGATGTCCCGGGGCCGGCCGTGACAGCCTTCGCGCGCGAGCAGCGTCGCGCGCGTGACGTAGGCGTCTCCGCCGTCCGGATCCAGCACCGCCGTCACCTCGACGACGTGATCCTGGGGATAGCGGGCCTGGCGGGGGGAGCAACCGTGACAGTCCAGCGAGGTCGCGAATAGGAAGCGCATGTCAACCTCCACGCCCCCAATATAGGCTACAAGCGCTAGCTTGTCAAGTACTTTTTGAGGAGAGGATTGGTCCGATACCGGCTCGGCTCGGACCTACACCGACAGGCGCTTCCCCGCGCTCAAAGCCAAGCCTGCTAGGCCGTTTCACACTCGCACGGGTGAGGGGGGCTTGCTCCCGCCGCGGTTGCGCCCCGACCGGAACTGTTTGATGCGGCGCCGGATGAAACTCTTGCGCGAACTCTTGCGCTCATGCCGTTTTGCTCTTGGCAGCCTCGACCACCGCGGCACGGCGTGCGCGGATCTGACGTCCGCGGGCAAGACCGCCTAGGCGGGCGATCTCGGTCCGACGCTCGGCGGTAAGCACAGCTCTCGAGCGACGCCCAAGGGCTACAGCAGCGGCAAGCTTCGTCACAACCCCAAGCTAGCGCATGTGGCGCCCGCTGTCAAGCCGTTTTCGAGGCTCCGACGCCCCTAGCTTCTCCCAGGAGCGCCCCAGGTGGCCCTGGGCGGCGTCCTGGGGCTGGAAACGGCCTTGCGCTACCCGATGACCTCGACGATCATGCCCTGTTGCCGGATGTCGTCGTTCGTCGTGGCCTCACCCGTGAACTTGATCGTCACAGCTCCCGACAGCGTCTCGGCTGGAGTCGCAACGGCTGGTGAGTACACGTCGGGCACACCTCCATAGCGCATCCACACCGTACCCTTCAGAACCTGCGTCGCGGCACCCGTACGGACGATGTACACCTCGGCATGCCAGAGGGCGGCATTGAACCCACCATTGAACAGCGAGATGTTCGTCGCGCCGAAGTACGCCTTGAGCTGCTTGTTGTTCGCGTTGCCTGCCGTGTCGCCCCACGTCAAGATGCGGATGAGTTTGCCGTTCGCATCGAGTGCGTTGGCGAGCAGCGAGTAGCTCATCAGGTCGTCTTCGCCAGCCCCAACGTTGCCGACCGTAGTCGTGTTGGTCGACACCCTGCCGGAGATGGTGGCGTCGGCGCTGGCGCTTGCACCGGGCCGGAAGGTCGCAGGAGCGTTGAACACTGGCGCGCTCGTGAAGGTCTTCACCCCCGAGCCAAGCGTCTGCGCCGCGAGCGACACGATGCCGGCGGCAGTCGCGGAGGCAGGCGTCAAGACCGACGTCGCAATCACCAGCGACGTCGCGGAGTCCGCAACGCCCAAGATCCGTTGGTTCGCTGGTGCTGTGCTCGTGATCGCCCCGGGTGTCGCCGACACGTAGTACGTGCTGCCTGGCGTCAACCCAGCCAGTCCCGTCAAGCGCCCGCTCATGCGGATGCTGCCAGCCGCGGCCGATGCGATAGCGGAGGGCGCGAAACCGACAGCTTGTGGCAGCGTGCTCGAGTAGGTGTTGTCCGAGTCCGTCTTGTACCAGCGTCCAGCCGTGAGTCCGCCACTGCCATCGCTCACGTACACTGCATCACTCGCCGACAGGGCTTCTCCTGCAGTACCCAACACGTCTAGGTCAGTGCTGATGTACGCAACCGCGCCCACGTTGTCCACCGTCCAATAGGCAGCGGTCGGCGGGTCGGTGTCCGTCGACGGCGCGAAGGTGAACTTGTAGGCAGTGGCACTCAGGAACACCGTCGCCTGCCCGGAAGAATCGCAGACGACGGGGTTCGCGTTGGGCGTGGCCAGCGTCGCATCGGTGTAGGTGTCGAGCTTCGTCGTGGTGCCAGACGCGTACGTGAACAGCTTCCCGCCGCTCACGATCGCTCCGTTGTTGTCCAGGCAGTAGAACTTCGGCGAGGGCATCACCGTTCCGGTCGCGCTCCATGCCTGGATCGAGAATGCGAGCAGCAAGACGCCGGCGAGGCTGAGCGTGCGCGTGCGGGTCATCGCGTCCCTCGAACGATGCGATACGCCTCGGCCGCGCTAATGCCGAAGCGCCTGCTCAGCTTGTCCACGATGTATTCCTGCCGATGCCCGGCGCTTTTTAGCTCACGTAGCGCGATCTCGAGGAGTTCCTTGCGCGCGCCGGGCCCGGCTGTGGCCGGGACCGCGGGCAGGTGCGCGCCCACGGTGGTGTTTTCTGCGGGCATGGACCTACCTTTCGGACCGGCTTGCGCTCCTTTCGGGAGTGGAGGCCGGATCGGGTTGCGCGCGAAAGCGGGCGGCTCCGCGAGTACCTGGCGCATGGTCGGCGCCGCTGAGGGCGCAGCGGCTTGGGCGGCGGGTGCAGCACGCGCTCCAGCAATGGTGGCGATAGACGACCCTGAACGCTCACCCAAAACAGCCAATACCTTGGGATTTTCTAGGGCCACCTCGCCTAGATCAGGACGGCCTATCGTTCGTCGATTCGATCCAACCAAAACCACTTTGTTGCCCCTGAGTCCATACCTATTGGCACGTTCGAGGGCTTCTTGAATGTTTTTTCCGGTTACCTCAACCACTGAAGTGCCGCCTTCAACCATAGCGCCAGTCGGTTTATCATCGAGAAATTCACGACTGGCCTTGAGCGTTTCTCCCACTTTCACTTTGGATTTCCCGAGCACTCGAATGCCGTAGTGATCGTATTCGCCCTGCGAGAGAACTCGTGAGATTGCGGCTGACGGTTCGATCGCTGGGATCGGACGTGCGGGCCCGCGCGCGAACGCGGGCGGCTCGGCGAGCGCCTGGCGCATAGAACCGGGCTTCGTAGCCGATGCCTTCTCGACCAGCTTGCCCAACGTCATTGTGGTTGCGGTTACTCCCTTCGCAGCCAGAGACGAAACGGGGATCCACGATCCATCTGCAGCTTGATACTCGAGCATGTCGGACTTGATGGGCTCGCGCGTATAGAGATCACCAGTGCTCTCCCTCCGGATGTGTGGGCCGACCTTGGTCCTGACGACAACCGCCTGGCCATGCTCAGGAGCGAATTGGCGAACCCCCTCCGCTGTTTTCCCGAAATAGGCACGCCGTTCAATGGCGCCATCAGGCCACGCGCGCTGATCTGTTCCATAGCTTGGTCGATACGTTTTCAGCTTGCCGGCGCTTGCGATATCCTCAAGCCTTTCGGCGTTTGTTGCGTGGTAAACGTACCCCTTTTCGATCGCTGCAGGCGTTGCAGCCGCCTCCGGCGCCGCACGCGCAACGGTGGGCGCGGCTTTCGCCGCTCGCGCTGCCGCAGGCGCGGCCTTCGTACCACGAGCGATGCCAGCCGCGTTCTCGATCAGCGCGCGCTTCTTTCCGAACTTCCAAAGCGGGCCTGATCCTTTTTGCCCCATCCCGAGCATCGCGCCCGTCTTAGCGCCCTGCAGCAAACTCCCGCCTCCGATGATCGGCACCATTTCCAGAGCGGCGCCCATGGCGGCGCCCTTCGCCATCGGCCAAACCTTGCCGCCGAACTTCTGCGCGAGTTGGCTGAGTAGGCCCGTTCCGGCGACCGCACGCGCTGCGCCCCCGGCCACCGCACGCACACCGAGGCCCGCCAGCCCACCGGGGCCTGCGGCCAACAGCGACTGCCGCACCATCTCCGCGCCGCGCTCCGGATTGAGTAGGTCGCTTTCATCGAAAGGCGCCGGCTCTGCACTACGACCCGCACCGAGTCTCTGGTACAGGCGCGCACGGTCCTGCTCGCTCAACTGCTCGAACGCCGCGAGCACCTTCTCGCGCTCGTCTTCGCGCAGCTTCGCCCACGCGGGATGACTCTGAAGAGTCTCGAGCGGCATCAGCGGCGCCCGGCTGCGTTAAAGATCGAGAGGATCTCGGACACCGGATCTGACTCTGGCTCATTCGCCACGCCCAGGTCGACTCCGGAGAGCGCCTTGTAGTCGCGCGCCGCAGACTTAAGCAGGCCCGAAACCGCCATGGTGTTGTGGTCAAGCGGCTTGTTAGGGTCGGTGGCGAACTTGAGAATCCGCTGCATCTCACCCGGGCTGATCGCTGCACCAGACCGCTTGCGCAGCTCGGTGTCCGACAGCGAGGTCATGAGTTGGAGCGCCCGACGCACCGACCCCGGAAGCGACATGACAGTGCCCCGGGCTTGCGCCCATCGCCCAGCAACCGGGCCCACCGCCGCCTGAACCTCTGGGTCCGCTAGCAAGTCGTTCAACTCTTTCGCGTCGGCTACGATCCCAGCCAGCGTGATGCCCTTGCCTTGCGCCGCAGCAGTCTCGAACACAGGCAGCCCGCGCTCCATCGCCTGGCGGCGCACTTCAGACTTCTTCGTCGGACCATAGCTGGAGAGCACAACGCCCTCGGGGCTCAACGTCATCTCCTCGTCACCGCCGGGTGGCTTCCCTCTCGCCGTACCGCGCGCTCGTGCGGCTGCCTCGGCCTCGATCCGCGAGAGCGGCTGTTCGGGCGCCGGCGCGCTTTCGCGCGTGAGCCCCGGCACGTCCTCGACGATCTCAATCCGCTCGCCGCCCCCAGGCTGGCGCGTCTTGATCTCACGCGTCTTTGGTTTCCTCGCCTCCAGTTCCTTCCGGAACCGCTCGGACTGTCCCTGTAGGTGCTGCAGTAGCGGCTTCAGCTTCGATGGGTCCTCCTTCACGGTGGCCTCGAGGCGCTCCATCTGCTGCGGGAAGTGCTGGCGGAAGTACTTGGACACCAGCTCCATGCCGACGTCTTGCAACGGCGTCTCCAGCAGGCTCTCTGCGATGCGCGCACCCTTCGCCAGCACGTACGCGGTGCTCTCGTCAGCCTGAAGCCGCGAGGACTCGAGCTCCTGGTAGATCTTCCGCGCTCCGAGTTGCGCGTCGGGAGGCAGTGAGCTCACCGCTGCATTGATGTCGAAGTCCTCTTGGCCATACCCACCGAGAGCGCCACTGACAGCCTCCTCCCTCTGCTCTCCTCGTTCCAGGGCAGCCATCTGGCGCTCACGGAAGGCGGTGGCAGCCTCACGCTCGGTGCTCTCCGCACGCAGCCGCGGAGCATCCGCGATAGCTCCACCGATGCCGGACGCCGCTCGAGCGATCGCGTCTCCCCAGATCTCTCCGCTGCGTGCGGCGCCCGCAGCACGCGCTTGGCCCGCAGCCAGGATCAGATCGGCGATGCGGTTCCGGGGCCGGTAGTAGTCGGCTGGCGCGTACGGGATCGCGGCTGGCATGCTGCGTTATCCGGCTCCGGCTCCTAGAATCGCAGCCTCGCGTTGCGCACGGAGCTGCTGCTCGAGCGCCCACTGATCGTAGGTGCGCGCCCAGTCCAGCTCCGCGCCACGCAGGCCCGCAGCACTGCGTGCGTTCCATTCCGCGAGCAACGGCGCGTACTCGTCGCGGCTGCCCTGATAGAGACGGTCGAACGCGGAGAGAGCGCGGTTGAATACGTCTCCGTAGTGCTGAGTCGCGAAGCGGTCGCCCCACGCCACGATGTCCTTGAGCGTGCCCCCCGTACGCAGCGTACCCCTGCCGGATGCAGACGCCTCGAGCGCCCGGCGGCCTTCCTCGGCTCCGAACTTGTAACCAGGCTCCTCCAGCGCCTCCGCTGCCGAGGGCGCCCGGAACACCGGAGCCCGGAAGCGCGGGACGCCAGGCACGTTGTACCGGAAGCTCATCGGGCCCGAGAACGGCGAGAAGCCGAGGTCTTCACCTCCGCCCTCACCTCCGACTTCAACTTCGCCTGTGGGCTGCTTCGGGAATTCTAGCGGCCCTGGAGACTCCGGAGGCGGCGGTGGCGGCCCTGGCTCAGGTTGGCATGGCGAGCCGTCTGGTGTGTACCCGTCCGGGCCGCACGGTTCCCTTGAGGCGATCATGTCGAAACCTCACGTTTCGAAACGTAGTCACGCAGCGTGCGCCGTACAGTATGCGCCACTGCTTGGATCCGCCGCGGGCTGTACCGGCAGCGGTCGCAGATCCACTTCCGGCACCTCCCACACCACCGAGCAGTAGCTTTCGGCGTGCGGTCGCCGTCGACAGCGAAGCACACGTCGCAGGGCTGGTCAGGCACCGTAGTTGCTCCAGTCCTGCCAGTTCCGGATGCTGAAGCGCGGCCCGACCAACGCAGGCGTCTCAGGCTCCGAGCGCAGTGTCGGAACCGAACCGGCGATGGCGCCCAACGTGAGCCGGCGTTTGACTGACTCCGTCGCACCAGGCGTCCAACCTGCCGGCATCTCGGTAGGCGTCACGCGCGCCGTGCTGGGCCTGCCACCGTACCGGGAGATGATGCGCTCAGCCGCTTCGCGATACGGCCTGCGCCGCTCCTGCTCCGCGTCCCACTGCGCTTTCAGCGCTGCTTGCTGCTCGTCATACCGCCGTTTGTCCTCCGCCGCTTGCTCGCGTTCGAACCTGAGGGCCTCCTCCGCCGCCCGTGCTTGCTGCGTACTCGCTCGGTTCGACGCACGCGACGACAGACCGCCACCGAGGAGCCCGCCCGCCGCCGTGATGGCTGCGGCTGCTACTGCGTCCGGCATTCTGATCCTTCGCTTTCTGGCTGAAGCCTCTGTGGCTGGAGTGGCAGCACGTAGAAGTCCGCCGGCAGCTTCTGCCCTCCAATCCGAGCCAAGATGTCCCGCATGTGGTCGTCAGCCGCGGCACCAAACGCCCAGCCATTCGCCCACCGGTTTGCGGCTGCGACCATGATCCGCATCAGTCGCCTTGCGGTCCCAGCGTTCCCACGATGGTCATCGGCCATCCACAAGCCCTCGAAGCACGGTACCCGAAGAACGCCGCAACACGCAACGATGCGTGCATCGTTCTCGACCACCACCATGTCCATTTCGCCCGGTCGCACGTACCGCCAGAGGGGAGGCAGCTGCGCGATCTTCAGTCGGTCCCATTCGTACGTCGGGAGAATGCGCTCTTGCTGACTCATGCCGCCAACCGCTCCAGGGTCATGTGCAGATCGTACTTCATCGGCGTAGCTCCCACCGATGCGTACGTCGTCGAGAACGAGATGGGCGAGCTCTGATCCACGTGGATCAGCATGCTCCCGGCGCTCACCGTCGTCAAGCTGTTCCCGGTCATCGCCGACCCGGCGAGCGACAGCGACGCCCCCCGGTTGGTCCACAGGAACGTCACGATCAGACTGCTCGACACGGTTGCCGCCTGGACGACCTGCGCGTAGTACGCCAGCCGGTAGATCCCTGCCGGCACGCTCGTCACGTCGAATGGAGTCGTACCGATGGACGCGCTCTGATCCAGCAAGCTCTTGCTCGTGAGTACCCGCGCAGCCTGCACGATCTCCTGGGTCTGGTTGGTGAAGTACTTGATCCAGGTCTCGGTGATGAACCCGAGCCTGCTCACGAGCGCATCGGCCACCGGCATCGGAACGGGAAGAAGTGGCATTTATGCCGCCCTCCCGATTCCAGGGTTGGCGCGCTCGAACCCGGGCAAGTAGGCGTTGGTCAGGCGCCAAGGAATCGGGTCGGTGACGGAAACCTCAAACACCCGGCGCCGCGCAGCTCCACAACGGAGCCACCGCACTCGAGTCTCGTACTCGCCGAGTTTTCCGGCCGAGCGCACGACCTCGAATCCCCACGTCTTGCCGTTGTCGTTGCTCATCCGCAGCATCACCTGCGGGTTGGATCCCTGGCCAGTACCCGTCACGCCGAGACCGGACTCGAGGTCAAGCTCGAACGCCGGATAGTACAGCAACCGATTCTCGCTCACGAGTGCTGGAGATCTACGCACGCGCCGAATGGGCCGATCTCCCGCGTCCACCCCAAACGACGGTCCCATGCGATAGACGGCTCCCGACGTGCGGTCAAGCATGCGGTGTTCGCCGAACGCAAACGCATGAAACGCAGATCGCCACGCGTCGAACCTCGACATTTCCGCGATCCACGTCCCTCGCTCGTGCCACGCTACACTCGCCGGCAGCGCCGCATCGTGTACCCATGTCGCGTTCGCCGTACCCAGGGAGAGCAAGTAAAACGTGTGGCCCCTGTCCTCGTAGCTGTCGCCGATGCCGTCATCGAGACTGGCGTACCCGTTCAACGTATTCGCGAGCGCCACAGTACTGACGATCTCGACTGCGAGTCCCGGAGTCCGTACAACCACGCCCTGACCGTTGGCTGTAGCGGCCACCCACACGAGTGTGGCTCCCACGATCTCGGCTGAGAACGGAGCCGCTATCCCGTACGGCATCAATCCCGACGGATGGAACACGAACGGAATCGGAGACTCGCCGGCGTTGTACCAGGCTTCTCCGGTCTGCGCGCCCATCAAGTACAAATACCCGTTCGCCGCACGGATCGCGCGAAGCGGATCGGCTGCCTTGCTACGCCGAATGAACTGCGTCGGATCCCAAGTCGCGAAGTCGAGCAGGTCGGAAATGCGCACCGTCGACGTCGCATCGTCGAGGACGAGCCCGTAACCGTCGAGCGTGTCGCCCATCGTCGCAAGCCCCGCTAGCGCCGCAACAGCCGCAAACGTGTTCGTGCTGAGAATGAACGTGTACGCGTTACGGCCGCTCGTGATGAGCAACTCACCCACGGTGTTGAGTGAGATGGTGGCGGGGTTCCCGTCGATCGCAACCGTCCCGCGGTTGGTGATCGCCCCGTTTTCGGCGATCTCGTTAAACCGCGTACCCTGCACGGCGAACTCCCGCTGGGTCTGCGGATCGAAGATGTGCGCTCGGCCAGGAGAGCCCTGGTCAGTCGCGATCAACTCCACACCGGGAGTCGGATTGCACGACCAACGCGCAGTCGCCCCGGGGCTCTCAGCGCGCTCAAGGTACCAATTCATGAGCCGCTGTTGGTCGAGGTTGGGAGCCTGTGCCACATTCGACGGGCCCAGGAAACTCGGGAACTCCATCAGCCTTGGTCCGTGTAGATCGACCATCGGCTGTGACCGACGCCGATCAGCGCCGCAGGGTCGAGCTTCAACTCTGCCGGCCGAGCGTTGGCGCGCTTGACCACTCCCATGCTCTCGGCTGCAGCCTTGGCGAGGCCAGCGGACACCTGGCTCTCAAACGGAGCCGCGAGCTCGACAGCCAGGTTGGTGCGCAGCATCCGCTCATAACCGGGCGGCAAGCTGAACGCGCTCGTCAGCGCAGCTTGCCTGGCAACCGCAGTCGGCGAGTACAGGGCAAACTGGAGCGTCGTCCCCGTCGGAATCGGCAACAACTCGAGCGTACCGCGCGCGGTGCTGAACGTCGGGTTATACCACCACGCTTGAGGCATGGTGTTTTCCAGCGCCTTGTTCGGCCACTCCCGATATGCAGCGTCAGTCAGTTGGAGGAGAGGTGTCTCGAGGTCCGGAGTCGGCGCCGTGTCGATGAGCCGGACATCGTCCAGGAACACAGGGCGCACGATGTCCACATCGCCCCCTGCGCCCACCGTGTAGCTCCCGTCACTCGGCGTGATCGCTTTGACGGTGCGGGTGCTGAAGTAGATGGCACGGTTGTCAGCCGCCCACTGATCCAGAAGGCCGTTGAGTAGCTCGAGTGCCAGGTCGCCGTCGGCTGCAGACATCACCTCGCCCGACGCGAGGACGCCTAGCGCCTGTAGCGCCCCACGGCAGATGTCGGCGACAGTGCTGACGGCCACATGAGCCTACGACTGCTTAGCCTTCC